TTCCCATGTAGTCCATAGTACCATTTTGGTAGAACCACTTAAGTTGATTATCCCAAGAAAGTTTCAACAAGTGAATGTTGTCGTTTCCTTCATCTGTAACATCAAAGATAATAAAGCTATAAGAACTTAAAGGACGACCATCAATCAATGGATTCTCTATGTCATTAGTGTTTAAATTATCAAATGCAGGGTTAAGAACAAACTTAACGTTAGCAAGGAAAGGAATAGTAAAGCTTGTATAAGCAAAACCGAAATCAAGATCCATACCTTGTCCTGTTACTGCACCAATGTCAGAAGCATTTTGAACTAATCCAGAACCATATACTTCATCAGCAATAGCTTTGTTAATTAGTTGCATACCACCAATACCAGTTTGTACAACAAGTGATCTTTGTGGATCCGGACCTTTAAATTCAACTTTTCCTTGATAGAAATTATAAAGTTCAGATTTGAACATATCAAGAGTGAAAGAAGATTTGTTGTATACTCTCTTGAAAGAGTTATCCAACTGAGACCAAAGTCCTACAGATAATCTAACGTCATCTGGACCATCTTGCTTGATTCTACCTCCCTTACCCCACATTAGGTAAGTTTCAATGTCAGTAGCAATTTTTGAAAGGTGAGCAGCTTCCATGTTTGTAATGAAAGTTTTAGTAAGAGTACCATTTTCAAATGCTTCTCTAGCTCCTGCTTTACCCATGTTTGCAACTAGTCCTTCAATAGAAGCTACTGATGGATTGTTAGAGTCTTTGTCAAAGTTTCTCCAAATCTCAGTTACTGGAACAGTTCCATCTGCATTCAAACCACCTTTGATCATAAGATCAGCACGGCTAGAAATAGAATAATGAACGTGTGCTTCAGCTCCTCCTACAAAGTTGTAGAATTCACGGAATCCAGATCCTGTTGTAATTTCAGAAAATCTTTCACCATACTCACCACGTGCAGAACCTTTTCTAAAGAATTTAGTTCCAGAAGCTAAGTAAGCATTGTCTAGAGTTGCTGTGTTGTTGTTGTTTACTAATTGAACTGTGTAAACAAATCCGTCACCTGCTGGGATAATATCGTCAGCTGTGATGTAAAGTTCTACACCATTGTACTTGTCATAAGTGATAATATCACCATGTCCAAATGTTCTCTTAGAAATTTTAATTTGAAATGTTGTTCCATCAATACCTTTTGAAGTATTTCCTGGATCCATGTCTGCCACAATATATGGAAGATCTTGCGCGATAGGGGTTTGCCATTTGTACTCACCACGTGCATTGTCTACTAAAATTGTATTCTTTCCACCAAATGAAGCCATTTGATAAAGAGGCATTTCAACTTTTTGTGTCATTGCCCATAAATCTACTGGTCCCATATCCATTGGTTCTGCTGAACCAAGCATCTGAGTTAAGTGATAAGAATCAACGTGAGAACTTGCACTATAGCTAGTGTCTCTTAGGAAAATCCCATTGTTTAATACTGGAGTTGCCATAATTTTTAACTTTTAATTTTTAATTTTAATTTATTATACATTTTGATTAATTAAATCCGTTTGAATATGTTGTTGGTTCTCTGAAGTTTTTTACCCGGTTTACTTTTTCTAACTGGCTCAGTTTCTTTTGTACCAAGTGAATTAGATGTACGGTTAGATTGTTCAGTCTTTAATTTTCTTACAGTTTGCTCAATATTCTGTTGAGCTCCTTTAGACATTATTTTTTCTTTGTATCCTTTTGGGTCTTGTAATAACCATAATGCTTCTGATATTAAAGAATAATTAGGTTCAACAAATTGATACTTTTCTAATAAATGACCTAATAGATTTGTATTTTTACCACTAACTGATGGATATGCTGGTTGTACTAATCCATTATATAGCATAGCTTGAGTCTTTTTATCTATTTTAATATCATTTATTGTACCATCTTTTAATGTATCATATACATTTTGCATATAATGAGCTGATGCTTGCTCTTGCTGTTTCTTTTTCATTTCTTGCTCTTCAAGTTTTTGAGCAATAATTTTTTCTTGCATCTTATCTAATTTAGGTTTAAACTTAGATGCTTGTGCTTCTAACTTACCTAAATCTTTCCAAATTTCAATTTCTTCTTGAATCTCTTCAGATGTACCATATCCTGTAGCACCTAGATACTCAGTAATAATTCTTTCTTGATCATTTTCTTTAGTAACATCTAATTCTTTAGATTCTTCTACATATGCTAGTGTAGAAAACAATCCTTTTAAATCTTGTCCTCCATCTGCAACATACCTTGCAGCAACTTGTAATTCTTGAGGTAAACTTTCAAAAAATTGTTTTGGTGTTTCTCTTCTAACTTGGTTAGCTTTTTCTTCAAGATTTGCTTCAATAAGTTCTTCCCAATCTTTAGCACTATAATCTTCTAACGGTTTTTCATCATCAAAAGGAACTATCTTTTCGCTACTAATAAGTTTAGAAAATACATCAGATATTCCAGAAATAGGTTTTCTACCTCTTTTCTGTTTTATTTCTTCATCTGTGTCTTCATCATCTATTGAATCAATAATATCATTTACTTCTTCTAATGTATCTTCTTTTGATTCAACTTCTTCTTTAGAATCTTCAGATACAATTTCATTTAAATCATCAACATCACTTTCAGGTTCAGTAAAAGAAAAATCTACTTCTTCTCTTCCTTTAAGAATGTTGTTAGTTTTTGGTTTTTCTTCTGTGGCAGATATAACGTCACCTCCAGCGGGTGCTCCACTGAAAATTTCATCAATATTAATATCTAATACTTCTACGTTACTTTCCACAATATTTGTTTTTTCACTCATAATACTTGTTGGTTTTAATTATTACTGGTTTCTATATATATATAATATAATAATTCTTTATTATATAAACTTAAATAATTTTAAAAAAATTAATGTTTTTCGCACTATATAGCTAACTATGATTTTTTATCTTTAGAAGACTTGACATCATATTTATTTTTATTTTCTCTAGCTATCTCAAGATTTGTATTTGCAATCTGTAAATCAGCAGTAATTTTTTGTTTCTGAACATCTGCTTTAGAACGCTCTACTGTATTTCTAGTAGCCATCTCATCACGTTTAATATTCATTTGTTCTCTATATCTAGTAGATTCTTGAATATCTTTCATTGACTCTCTATAATCACTAATCTGATTCTGATTAATATCAGCTTGTGCAGCATATCCTGCAGATCTTATTTCTGCAATTGTTATATCTTTCTGACGTTCAAGTTCAGCATCTCTTTGTTCAACTTCAAGTTTCATTCTTGCTTCTTCAGCTTGTTGTTGAAGTTGAGCTTCTTGCATCTCACGTTGTTGCTGCATATCTTGAGTTCTTTGCTGAATCATTTTTTGTTCAGCATCTTTAAGAATATCACTTACTTCTGCAATATTATCAGATTTAATAATGTTACCTAATTCATATATAGATGCACCAGTAGTATTATTAGTTAATGCCATTTGCTTTAACTGTTCTAATACAGCTCTATGATTTGTTTTAGATGTTACAAATACATTAAAGTCTCTTAATAAAAGATCAGTACCATTTATAACAAAATTTACTTTTTCTGCTTCTGTAGTAATATAATTCAATCTAATACTTGGATTAGTACTCTGATAATATTGAGCTAAATCTGTTCTCATTTGATGAACCCTTGGCATTAAATGATCTGAATGCTGTGTAAAATATATTTCTGTTTGTGCATATGATTGTTGCATAGCATTAACAACACCAGTAGCAGTTTCAGCAGATACAGCACCACCTAAACGTTGAGGATTAATACCAATAGCATCAAAACATTGTTGTTTGAAATAATTAGCTAATTGAATACGCGACATTAATCTACCAGTTTGCTCCATGTTAAGAGTCTGATAGTGATTAAAGTTTGTTGCATTTTCTGTATTAGTAATGGAAGTATCTAAAGGTAACATCTGAAAATCCTTCATTGCTACATATGCTTTTGCATAATTATTTTTACCCCAGTCTTCACCCATTGAATGTCTTGGTAAAGCATTCTGATCAAACATAATCACAGTACCAAGCTCATCTACTAAAATATCAGCTATTTGATTATTAACCATGTTGTATCCAACTTGGTATGCTTTCATCAAATCAACTAATGATGTTGATCTTGTATTTCTATCTGAAAATACTCTTCCTTCTACAGGTAACTTACAACCATATAATGATTTATTACCTTTAAATTGGAAAGGCATTCTTCCAGGAGTCTTTCTATTAATACCTAAATATATTGGTGCAGAGTCTTCGCTTATACTAGATCTCCATGATGTTGGAATGTTTGGTCCAAGTTTAACACCACCCCATACTTCATTAATCCAAATCCAATCTATATGCTCTCCATATAATAAGTTTTCTTTATTCTTTTGTTTATATATGGATGTATCATATACACTTTTTTCAGTTATCTTATAAGTTTCATCAACAATGTCTTGAATAATTTCACCATCTTCTAAAACTCTTATTAAATGACCTATCTTTCTTTGAGTCTTCCAGTATATAGTTGTGACCCTCATTAAGTTACTATCACCATACTGTGCTAAGTCTTCACTTTGATCTAATATTTGATTTACAATATCACCACCAACACTTCTATCATTAAAATAATTACTAGTATATTGTCTATACCCTAATGAAGGGCTATCAGTATTCCATGAATGAGATCTAGTTGGATCATAATATGAACCATCATTTTGATATCCATTAACTGTATATTGTGCTGATCTTGCAGGATATATTCTTTGTAATGATTCTAATTGTTTCTTATTCATTAAATATCCATATCTATCTACAACATCAGATACAGTCATTAAATCTATTTTACCTACATAATTAGAATCAGATATATATCTCTGATCTGGAGACTTTTCATAAAATGTTAGTACAGGATTCCATAACTCTACATCATAATCATCCTCCATCATTCTAAAATGCCAAAACTCTCTATCAGTAATAAGCATATCACGGAAAGCTCTTTCCTCTAACTCAAGCATTCCAAACTTTTCTTCATCAACAGCATATTGATGAGAAGCCCATTCTTCAATTGAACTTCTATATGACTTACTAAAATAATCTTCTATTTGAGGTAATGTTTTAATATTTTCTGGAGACAACTGTTGAGCAAATTGTTCTGAATTAGGATCAACTCCCATTTGAATCATTTTTGTCAATAATTGTTTTTCTGCATCAGCAAGTAATGCAGACTCAACTTCAGCCTTTTTAACCTCAAGCATCTCATTGTAAGAAGTATCATCAACAGCTCTAAATTGAACTTTATTATATCTCTTAGAAAACTCTCCAGATAATACATTTATTACATTAGGGACAATAGGATAAAATTTAAGCTCTAATGCAGAATCTTCTTCTTTTGTTAGAACATCCATTAGATCCTTGTAGTCATTATCAGGTTCTACAATATAATCAGATTTATCTATTATACCTTTAGCAAGTTTATAGTTCTTTAATAATCTTCTTGCATTAATTTTTAAAAACTCTATACCTTGTAATTCTAACCAGTCTAAATTCCAAGCAGCCCACTCTTCATTTTTTTGTTTATATGGTAAAAACTGAACAGGTTGTGTTAAATTAGAAAAGGTAGGTCCTTCTGTAGATTTAGCACCATTTTTAAGCTGCATTGCATTAAGTACTTTCATTCTTAGTTTATTATCTTTTACTTATCTAAAATTTTTAAAACCTGATCTTTTTATCTTTGAGCTATTGCTAGATCTACTACGCCCAATATTTTTAAAGGGACTATACTTTAATTTATACAAATTTTCTGTATTATCCAAAGATTTTTGCTCTGATTCACGTCTTTTTGCATAGCCTCTATTTGCTTGTTGAACTTTTACAAAAGCCACTAAAGCAGAAAATGCAACAAGTCTATCCACGTTAAGACCAGGATAATACGCTAACATTTCTTTAATTAACATAGGATCTGGTATTCTTTCCACTCCTAATATAGTATTTATAACTTTGCCGTTTTCATCTGTGTCTTCATATATTGACTCTCTTATAAACTCAATTGCATATGATATAAGATGTGTCTTAAATAATGTTCCTGTATTCTTCCAACCATATTCTTGATATACACTTCTATTACTTCCAATATCCTTTAAAAATATAATTTGATTTTTAGGAACTAAATACTTTTGTTTTTTACGGGATATCATATATTGAATAAACAAACTAATATTATTTTCAACTAATGTCCATGCATTATACCATTCAATCAAAAGTTCTAAGCGCTCATGTGTTTTATTAATATCATCAAAACGTCCACACCATGATGCCACTAATTTATCTTTTTCAATAAACTGTTCTGTATCTCCAGCTTTATTAATTCTTGTTACTTCAACAGCATTCTTATAAATAAAAATACTACACAATGAATCTGATGTTGTTGTTTTACCTTCACCAACAGGGTCAATAGATCCATAGTATGCACCAAAATCAGAATTAGGTGTTGGTCTTTCCCAAACTGTAATAGCTCCAGTTTTATCTTGCATTTTTTTATCTACTGGAAATTTAGATATAGGAAGCTTATTAGTTCTTTTAGCAACAATACCTGTCTGATCTCTTTCTAATTCAAGTAATTCATACGGGTATTCTTTCTCATTAATTTTCTTTTCTTGTATTGATAATATACTTTGTGGAAATATAGATTCTTTTCTATATGCAAAAGCTTCTTTAATATTTGTTGGTTTTTGTGAAATACGCAATTGATATTGTTCACCATCTAATTTAGATTTCCATTCTTTTCTTTCTTTTAAAATAGACTCTAATGCTTCTTTAACTAATGAGTTTCCATATTCATCAATATACGGAGGCATAGACCATTGCTCTGGAATAAATAATCCTGCAATACCTATAGCACCTTCTGCATCTAATAAATTAGTTTCTACACCATATATATCATTTGCTTCTGGATTTAATATCATCTCCTTTAATGGATTACATTGATCTAAATCTCCCACGGAACCAGCAGCAATAAACATACCTGTAGTTATCATACCTGAAGACATTGCAGGACGTAAGTACTCATATGTTTGCATCATCTTAGGAGCAATCCCAGCTTCCTCATGAAAGAAATAAGTTGTTGGACCACCCACACCTGTTGTTGCATTTTTTTCAAATGAAGCACCTTGTATTTTAGATTTAAGACCTCTTGAAGTTTTTCTATTACCAATTTTAACTTCAATCTGTTGTTGCCATAATAAAACTTTCTCTGGATTACTTGGTCTATACCAAGCAGTATGTTCATTAAGAAATGTTTTATATTCATCAAGAAACTTCCATGAACCTTTGTCATTGATATAATCTTTAAGTGATGCACCAATCTTACACGTACTACCTTCTTCAAACCAATACGTATTGATTATCTTACCCATATGAAAATAAGAAGAAGCAATCTGACGCTTCTTTAATATTGCAGAGTGTTTATAATGCAGTTCTGCTAATAGTTCATATAACGCCATATGATATTGAGCATCTCTAACTTTAGCAAAACCATACTTCTTTTCTTCTTTATCATAAATTGGTAAAAAGTTTAACCACATATAATAGTCTCTAGT